CCCACTTGTCAAGAGCGTGGTTAACGCCATGTCGACGACGGTCTTGTTTACCAAGCAAAGCAGTGGAAAGCTCATCAAGCTCCCCATCGGCTGCCCGCTTTCTGCGGTGAACCCGTCAATCCGAAGATCGCCGAGAACGTCCAAGCACCGGACCTCGTCGTCACTCAAACCCACACTCTTTTGCTTTAGCACATCTATCATCGCGCGTACATACGCCAACTTAATTTTGTCGGTCGCTGACGAATAGTCAAAGCTGAGCCAGTTTGAACCGGCACAACCTTCGAGAAGATGTGCAAGCTTTTCACGGGTAGGGCTACCCACAAGAAGCCATCCCTTCCGTTTGAGGATCGAGTAGAGGCAGGTATGCAGGGGCTTCAAAACCTCGGAATTAAAACTCGGGTAAAGAGTCACTATCCTTGGCTTTCCCTTCGAGTACACCAGCTCAACGCTGGGTTCCATACCGAACTCCTGACGGTTCCAGTTACCGCCCTCTCTCCTCGAGAACTCGTTTGTCGCGTGTCCGTTCGGGACAAAACAGACACGCTCTTTTTTCTCGTCCCACCTGTCGGGGATGTTCATAGCGAACATCTTCCGAAACTTTTCCAAATGTTGCTGGTCAACATCTTCCAGGCAGCGCCTTTGCCTTTTCCACGCTTCCACTAAGGAATCCTGCTGGTCTTCGCAGTATTCACAAGGTTGAACCTCGACTTTCATCGAGGTTTTAATGGAAAGCTCTTGAGCAACGGTAAGCTCTTGAGTGTACATTGACCTGATACTGCTGCGGAGGCTACCGCAGACGATTTTTTTAGGTAGCGGGTGAACCGCCTTTAGCCGTTGATCGGCCCATAGGAGCTTCACAATGGCATTTGCCTTCCTCTTATGCTCTTTCAGCCGGGCACAACAGCTGAAATCTTCTTTGTCGGGGGGACCAGGGAAAGCAGGTGGGCCATCCCAAACGCACAACAGCCGATCGAGTGCCTCTTGAAGGACGTCACTGCTGTCGTGAGAGATGCGCTTCGCATATAGCTTGTCGCGAAAACGGTGCGCACCCGGATAAGGAAAATCCGGGTACGTCCCCCATTCCACTCGACTGCTAACCCTCACCTCCCCCTCAACATTCCCTTGGTATTTCCATTTTCTGGGTCTCGGTGGTATCAAATACCGGTCCCAAGCCAGACGGTCGGGGTCAACCGACTCTTCCCTTTGTTTCTTTTTCTTTTCCACCTTTGTTGCGAGCGTGGCAATCTCGATGGAGGACTCAGGGTCGAGGAAAAGTGTAGGACGTAGTTTTGGATGCAAG